ATTTAAATAAAATGTATAAAGTAGAAAAAGATTTTTTAGATAAAGATATTGCTGATAATATTGAAGTTAAATTATTAGGTTGGACTTTTCCTTGGTATTACCAAAATCATGTTGCTCAAAAAGGTGATAATGAATTTGCTTTTTTTCATATTTTTTGGAATCAAGAAGAATTTGGAAATAGACCTGTAAGTAATTTTTTTGATATTATAAAACCTTTAATAGAAAAAATAAATCCTAAAAAATTATTAAGAGTCAAAGCTAATTGCTATACAAATCAAAATAAAGAAATTATACATAACTACCATACGGATCAAAAAGAAGAACATAAAGTTGCACTATATTATGTAAATACGAATAATGGACATACTGAAATTAAAGATCATGAAAAAATTTTATCTATTAAAAATAGTTGTTTATTATTTGATGGATATCATAAACATAGAAGTACAACACAAACAGATACAAATTTAAGAGTAAATATTAATGTTAATTATTTATGAGTTTTAAAGAAAAAAAATATGTTATAATTAAAGAAGTAATATCAAAAGAACTTGCTTCTTTTGTAACTGATTATTTTTTATTAAAAAGACAAGCTGCAGATACACTATTTAAAAATAATTTTATACCTCCGTTTGCAGAAGAATGGGGAAGATGGAACGATACTCAAATTCCAGAAACTTATTCTATTTATGGAGATGTTGTTATGGAAACTTTATTAACTAAAGTAAAACCTAAAATGGAAAAAATTACTCATTTAAAATTAATTGAAACTTATGCTTATGCAAGACTTTATAAAAAAGGTGATGAACTTAAAAGACATAAAGATAGGTCTAGTTGTGAAGTATCTACAACATTAAATCTAGGAGGTGATGAATGGCCTATTTATTTAGAACCTTCTGAAGAAGTTAATAAGCCGGGAATTAAAGTAGATTTAAAACCAGGAGATATGTTAGTTTATTCTGGTTGTATTTTAGAACACTGGAGAGAGCCTTTTAAAGGTGAGATGTGTGCACAAGTGTTTTTACACTATAATAACTTAGAAACACAAGGTGAAGAAAATAAATTTGATAATAGACCTCATTTAGGTCTACCAGCTTATTGTAGAGGTAAAAAATGATATTTCAATATTACATATTTGAAGATATTTATAATCAAGAAGAAATAAAAAAAATTAATACAATATTAGATAACAATAAATCAAATTTGTATGATGGTCCTGCTGAAGGTGTAGTTAAAACATCTAAAGTAGATTTAATATTATGGAAAGATTGTAAGACCATATTAAATAAAATGCATCAATATACTTTAAGAGCAAATGAAATTGCATTTGGATTTTCTTTATTTAATTATGGAGAACAAAATGCAGTTAATTATAATTTATATAATGAAAAAAATAGTGGAGAGTATGGTTGGCATTCAGATATGAATATCAACTTAGCTTCTGATATTAAATTAACAGCTATATTAAATATATCAGAAGAGCCTTATAAAGGTGGTGAATTTGATTTATTTATAAATGGAGAAATGAACATACCATCAATTGATAAACCAGGAAGCTTATTAGTTTTTCCATCCTTTACTATGCATAGAGTAAAACCTGTAACTCAAGGTATAAGAAAAACTGTTTCTATGTGGTTAAGTGGACCAAAATTTTCATGAATCTTTTTGCTATTAAATTAGGTATATATGATTTAGCTGACGATGAATTAAATCAAGCTTTACTAAAAGAAACAGATTTTCTAGAACAAACAGAAAAAAGTGAAAGTAAATCTAATAATTTAGGTTTTCAAAGTCCAAATGTTAATTTAGAAAAACCTGTTTATAAAAATTTTATTAAAAAAATTAAAAAACATTTATTAGATTATTTACATAATTATAATATTAGACCATCTTGGCAATGTAATATTACTAATATTTGGCATAATAAAAATTATAAATATAGTTCAAATACAGCTCATGTTCATTGTGGTGCAGAGTTTTCAGGTTCGTATTATATAAAAGTTCCAGAAAATTCAGGGAGAATAGTTTTTAAAAATCCAAATAAACATATATCTATGTCTACTTTTTATGATTCAATGATATTAAGAAACAATGTTTATAATTCGGACAGCCATGCGATTTCTCCTGCAGAAAAAACACTACTAATATTTCCAAGTTTTATTGAACACTATGTAGAAGTAAATCAATCTCAAGATCCAAGATATTCTATTGCTTTTAATCTAAAGGTATTTAATGACTAATTTTATTGATACTTACGAAATAGATAAAGATATTTGTTTTAAATTAATAAAATATCATCACGAGAATAATGAATATAAACATCAAGGAATGACAACTAACAATAATGGTTTAAGTCAAGTTAATAAAGATGTTAAAGATTCAATTGATGTAGAATTTTATAATCAATCTAATGATGAAACCATTAAAGATTTTTTTAATATTTTAACTCAAGCTGTTTTACAGTATATGGAAAAATATTATATTTCTGCAAAACTAAGAACTTCAATAATTAATTTAATTCAATATTATCCGCCTGGTGGAGGTTTTAAAACTTGGCATTGTGAAAGATCATCTACAAAATATGCTAAAAGACAGTTAGCATATATGGCTTATTTAAATGATGTTCCTAATGGAGGAACAGAGTGGCTTCATCAAAATTTTAAATTAGAAGCAAAAGCTGGTACTTTGATTATTTGGCCATCTGATTTTACTCATACCCATCGAGGTATAGTTTCTAAAGATAATGGTAAATATATTGTAACTGGTTGGTTTGAAATTGAATAAATTTATACAAGATAATTTAAAAGATATAACTTACGCATCTCAACAACAAAAAGAAGAAGAAAGATGGGATGTAGAAGGGATTTTACATAAAAGATTAAACCAAAAACTTAAATTTGATTTGAGTCCTATTATGCATAATAATATGGGACAGCAATATAAGAGAGGTAATATCTTTAGTAAATCAGATAAAATGGTTATTGAAAGTCTAAAGCAATGGATTATTGTTGATACTCAAGAACTTCACGAGTATATTAAAAAACATAAAAAAACAGATATTAAATTAGAGGATATATTAAAAGATTTTGATTGGAATATAGTAATCAATAAATAACAAAAATGATATAGTTTTTTGTTATTATTAGTATATAATAATTTATTATGCCATTAACTCAATTGAATTTTTTACCAGGTTTAGATACAGAAAACACCCAAACTGGTGCAGAGGGTAGATGGACAAACTGTGATAAAATAAGATTTCGTAAAGGGCTTCCTCAAAAAATAGGTGGTTGGACTAAATTTAGTCAAGATTATTATGTAGGAGTAGGCCGAGCTTTACATCAATGGTTAGATAATACTGGTATAAGATATGAGGGTTTAGGTACAGATAGAAAAGTTTATGTTTATAGATCAGGTGATAATGCAGATATAACTCCTATTAAGCAAACAAATACTGTTACATCTGTATTTAATACTACTACAGGAAGTGCAAATATAACTGTAAATCAAGCAACTCATAATGCTTCTGAAGGTGACTTTATCACTATATCAAATTGTACACCTACATCTATAGGTGGGATTGCAAATAGTAGTATTGATGCTCAATATGAAATAGTATCAATAACTAATGCAGATGCTTATGTAATTACATCTAATAATACTGCTATTTCAAATGTTACTACTACCGGTAATTGCGATATAGAGTATCAATTATCTATCGGGCCTGATAAACAAACTTTTGGTTTTGGTTGGGGTACAGGAACATGGAATTTAAGTACATGGTCTACACCTAGATCAACATCAAATGTAACTTTAGATATGAGACAATGGTCTATGAATAATTGGGGAGAAGATTTAATTATAACTCAAAGAGATGGATCAACTTATCTTTGGAATACTTCAAATGGTTTATCAGATAATCCAGCAACATTAATTGCAAATGCTCCTACTGCTAGCACTCTTTCAGTAGTATCTACAGAAACAAGACATTTAATATGTATGGGTACAGAAACTACTATAGGAGATACAGGAACACAAGATAAAATGTTTATTAGATTTAGTGATCAAGAAAATTTTAATTCTTTTCAACCAAATGTAACTAATTCTGCTGGATCACAAAGAATTGCTGGAGGAAGTGAAATACGTTGTGCAAGACCTGCAAAAGGAACTATATTAATATGGACAGATACTACTATGCACTCGATGTCTTTTATTGGTCCGCCTTTTATATTTGGATTTAGACAACTTGGTAATGACTGTGGTTCAGTAGGTCTCAATGCAGCAATAGTTGTAGATGACGTTGCTTATTGGATGTCTGATGGACAGTTTTTTAGATACGCTGGTGCAGTACAAGAAATTCCTTGTAGTATTTTAAATTATGTTTTTAATGATATTAATAAAACTCAATACGGTCAAGTTTATGCAGGTC